CTATCGAGGGGTAGCTGAATCGCTGCCAGCCGCATCGGGAACATCGAGTGCATCGAGGCCGTGCGTTCCAATGATCGATGCGATCTTCGCCGCGTATTGCGGATCGGTTGCATAGCCGGCCTTGGCGATCGCCTCGGCGAAGGCGGCTCCGCTCGTGCAAGCAAATGCGGGCTGATAGCGTGGATTCTCGAGCAGGAACGACGCGTGGTCCGTGATGCTGCCAAGCCAGTCGCCGTACTTGCGCCAGTTTGCAGGCACCATCACCCATTGGCCGCCGAGGTATTCGCGCGTGGGCATCGCCAGCACAGGGCCGTGCCATGACGCGTCGGCCTTCACGCCGAACAGGTTGAAGCCCTCGACAGCGAGACGAGAGGTGCCCCAGCCAGACTCGAGCGCACCTTCGGCGACCACGAATGACGCTGGAATACGCGTGTTTTCTGCCGATGCACGTGCAGCTGGGGCAAGACTGGCGATGAAGTCTTGTGGACTCAAATATCACTCCATGAAGAATTTACGGATCGGCTCGAACCAGCTGTGCTCGCCGCCCGAGCCTTTCCAGGCGAGGTACAGCAGTACGACTAGCACCGCTTTACGAATCAACCCGAATGCACCTTCTCCGACGTCGCGATAGAAATCGTTGCGCATGTACTGCCGCAGCGATGCGGCGAAGTAGCGCGACAGTTCGTCGACGTGCTCTTGCTTCAGGTTGAGGCGTTGCAGCACCTCGCGCGGAATCTCCGGCATCTGATCGTCTTGCATGGGTCCTCCGGAGGTTAAAAAAAAGCCGCCCGAAGGCGGCCGCTTGGTCGACGTCCCGTATTACTGCGGGTTCACCCAGGCGATGGCCTGAGCTGCCGGGATCGTCGTGGCGCTGTTGACTTGATAGGTCAACGTAACAAGCTGCGATTGGCATTTGTTGAGCCACGTCACGAACGATGCGACGACGGCCTGCGCTTGCGCCTGCGTGTGTTGCTTGAACGACCACGTGCCGGCCGACTCGCACCAGAGCAAACCGCCTGATGCGCAATTTGCAACCGTGTTTTGGTTAGTCTGATCCGTCAGCATGCTTGGATAGGCGTACGCTGCCCCAAGTGCGCTGGATGAGAATCCGCTCGTGACCGCGGCCGAGCATGCTGAACTAAGCAGGGCCGCTTGGCTCTGCTGTGCTTGAGGAAGCGTGAGGGATGGGGCGGGCGTGTTCCCCGCATTGACCCACGCCTGATACGCTTGGTAATCGCGATTTGCCGGATCAGCCGGGATGAAACTCCCGTCGTCGCGCTGGATCGAACCAGTCGTCATTAGCTTGTACATGTCGTCTCCCTTAGAGTTCGCAGTCGGCTGTCACGTGCGCGTACATTTGGTAAGTCGCCGTGAGTGCCCCGGTCGCATAGGCCATTCCATTCGATATAACCACACGGGACGTAGAACAGTCCGCGACCGCTAACGGCGCCCGGTAGGTGTTCGACTGAGTCAGATTCGGGGTGTTGGGCAAATCCGGGCACCAGATGTTGATCGTCGGAACAACTCGCTTGTTGACCTTGAAGGTAAAGGTTGCTGCGCCATAGCCCATCGTGGAGGCGCTCGTCGTGGTGGCCAGTTGGGGGAGTGTGATGGACACGGCATTTGTCATACCTGACGAAGTGCTACCCGGAGTGGCCCCATTCGTATATGTCGTTTCGTAGAACCGCTGGCAAAGCGCGAGTTCTTGCTGGGTCGCGCGACGATCGAAATCCGTCGCCACCGGGCCAACCTCAAGTTGCACCCCCGTGATGTAAACGCTGTCATCGGCCCCGGCCGTTCCCGCCGGGGTGTACTCAAAAATCACGGCAAGTTGTGTCGTAAGCGCCGGAATTGGCAGCGCCAGACTGAATCGTTGCCAACCAATGGAAAGTTGTGGGCTGGACTGGCCGGCCGATGCGCCGTTCGTCCATGTGTTACAGGCGCCAGACGGCTGATCCGTGCCCTGCCCCGACCACACGTTCGCGTTGAACGATGCGCCCCCCGAATAATTTGCCCCTGCCTTCGCCCAAAACGACAACGTGCAGGTTTTGCCTTGCACGGGGATACTGGCTGAAGATTCAAGCGCCTGAAGCATTCCGAGAAAGCCCGTCGACGTGGCACCGCTGTTACGCCCGAGCTTTGCGGCGTAAGTAAAGCCTGGAAGCACTGCAGGGACCTGCGCAAGAATCCCCTGCGCACTGTATTGCTGGTACCCAGCCCACCGGTCGACCGACCCATACCCCCAGGCGGTAGAGACAAGCGAGTAAGTGCTACCACGCTGTGCTATATCCATTCCCCCGTTAATGAGAATGTTCTTGTTGCGAAGTGCATTCGTGACGAATGCAGTCGTCGCCAGCTTCGTGCTGTTGTCGAACTGCGCCGCCGTGACGCCGTACGACCCGGCAGCCAACTGACTCGCCCCGCCGCTACATTCGATCAGCACATATGCGCCAGCCCCGGAATTCAACGTCGGGTTCCAATACACGAGTGCATTGCCCTTGGCCACCATCTCACCGCCTTGCAGCGGTGCATGCGCCGAGCCCACCAGCGGATAAGCCGTACCCGTGGCATTCAACGTCGACGCACCGGTATTGGAATTCGCCACTTCAACCCAGAACGGCGCCCAAGGCACCGGGGCCGCAAGCGCCGGCGAGAATGCGACGACATACGCGTTCGTTGTGCCCGTATCTACGCCAACATTTACGACGCTCTGCTGCATTAGCAACTTGATTGCCGTGATGACCTGGTTATAGGCATTCTTACTTGGCGACAGCCCCGCCGTTTTCACGACGTTGAGCAGCTCGAGCATGACCATGTTCATGTAGTCAGCCGACAGGATCGTCGCCGCCTGCCCAGTCCCGGGGTTTCCATTCGTAAAGTACCCTGGCGTGCCAGCGGCGGCAGGCATCGGCATCGACGCGACGCAAGTCGGATCGTCATATTGATACATTCGTACCTCGATGTGTGATTTCGATAACGTTGTGGTGCATCAATCCGCAAAAGAATTACGGATTGACCCAGGCGATCGCTTCGACGGCATCGACCGATGTCGCCGTATTAACCTTCGTCGTCAATGCAATCAGCTGGGATTGGCAGTGGTTGAGCCAGGAGGCAAAACTGGTGACTACCGCTTGCGCCTGCGCTTGAGTGTGCTGGCGAAAAGCCCACGCACCGTTCGACTCGCACCAGAGCAACCCGCCCGACGGGCAATCGGCGACGGTGTTCTGGTTCGCTTGGTCAGTAACTGTGCTCGGATAGATATAGGCCGAGCCGAGTGCGTTCGAGGTGAAGCCCGAAATGATTGCGTTGGCGCAGGCTTGCGTAAGCTCGACTGTTTGCGTCGATTGCGCGGTGGCGAGTAGCTGGGCGGCGGTCGGCGGAGGAACCTGTGCGAGCGCGCCGCTTGCAACATACCACTGGCCCGGTTCGCTGACGCAGGTTTGCCATTGGGCTTGAGTAATCTCGATTACGTTGGTAACGCTTGCCGGAATAGGGCTATCAATATTGTCGTAGAATGCCGTGATGTTTCCGTTGATGTCGTAGACTGCTAATTTTTTTCCCATTTTTATCTCCCAATTGCCATCCACCAAATATAGTCTGTCGCCCACAAGCTGTTTGATGTGCCAAAATTTCCTATCTCAAACTGACTTAGGCTAATCACGCCAATTCGGCCGCTGTTAACACTTGTTGGATTAGAAACTGTCGCGCTTACGTTATAAACGGCGGCAGGGAACGCAATAGGAAAGGGGTAAGTCAGCATGCCCGAATTTGAACCCGGATTCCCCCCCCACTGAATGATCAGCCCGCTCGGCAGCTTTTGATAGCCGTTGGAGCCAAGCGACGAGCCGAAAAGTGGCGAATACTGCAACTGCGCAGCGCCAGCCCAGACAATCCAACCACCATTAGTCCCGCCGCCACTAGTTCCGAACATGACAAACTGCATGGAGTCGCCATTTGAAATGGACACAGATGGCAATGCCAAATTATTTGGAAAAATTTTGTCCGATCCTGATGGAACGACAGTGACCGCAGAACCACAGCCGTTATAGACGGTAAAGGCGGTCCCGAGTGGAACGCTCGTCGACGATGGGAGTGTTACATTCCCAGAAAACCCCAACGGCAAGTCTATAATTTGGCCAGCATTCGATGCGGACAGTACCAATCCGCCCCCCGTGCTCTGCTGCAAGACCCCTGACATATTGCCGAGCGTTCGCTGCACGAACGCCGTCGTCGCAAGCTTCGTACCGTTGTCGAACTGCGGCGGCGTCACCCCATACGATGCCACCGCCAACTGACTCGCCCCGCCGCTGCATTCGATCAGTACATAGGCCCCCGCACCCGAGCTCAACGTCGGGTTCCAATACACGAGTGCATTGCCCTTGGCCACCAGCTCGCCGCCTTGCAGCGGCGCATGCGCAGCGCCCACGAGCGGATAAGCCGTACCAGTCGTGTTCAACGTCGACGCACCCGTATTGGTATTCGCCACCTCGAACCAGAACGGCGCCCAAGGAATGGGCGCGGCAAGCGCCGGAGAGAACGCGACAACGCACGCATTCGCCATCCCCGTGTCGATGCCCACATTGGCAACGCCCTGCTGCGTCAGCGCCTTGACTGCCGTCACCACCTGGTTATAAGCGGTCTTGCTAGGCGACAGCCCCGCCGCCTTCACAACGTTGATCAGCTCGAGCATGACCGCGTTCATATAGTCGGCTGACAGAATCGTCGCCGCCTGTCCCGTGCTGGGGCTACCGTTCGTGAAGTAGCCCGGCGTGCCCGCCGCAGCGGGCGTCGGAAGCGTCGCCACGCAGGTCGGATCGTCATATTGATACATTCGTGCCTCAATGAATGAAGTTAAGGAGGGGCTGCGCGATGCGGTGGATCGACAGCAAAGCGCAGCGGAGGACGTACCTCAGTAAGCGAAGTTAAGAATCGTGTGCGCGGGCTGTACCTCGCGGAGCTCGCATTCGAGTACCGCATTGCCCCAACTCGCCAGCGCCTGCCCCATGCAGGCATGCCCGATGCTGAAGTAGGTGATCGTGACGGGCGGCGCATTGAGCTGCCACGCGTAGGCCCAGTCCTGCGTGCCGAGTTGTGCACCCATGGCCTGCTGGCCCACGCGGAACGGCGTGAACTCGGTGACCGTCACGTTGTAGCCAAGCGTGCCCGCGTAGCCGATGTAGTACGGCGCCGATTGCCCGCCGCTGTTGACGAGCCGCGTGACCACCTGGTTCTGCCGGCCCTGCAGCGTCGGCGACGCGCCGGCGCACGGGTCGGGCAAGTTCAGCGCCGCTTCCCACTCAGGCAGCAGATCGACACTCGTCGCCGGAAACGCGTCCACGAGCAGATAGTTGTTCGCCTGCGTGTGCCGCGTCCATGTCGGCGCCAGGCCCTCGACCACCTGCGTCATCACCGACGACGAATCACGCGGCCAAGCCAGCCCACGCGGCATCAACGCCTGCAGCGTATCGACGAAATCCGAGGTTTGATAGTTGGGCGCGGCCATTTACGGGAGCCAGGTAATGGTGCCGAGCACCGGGAGCTGCCCCGTCGTGCCGACGATGTTTGCCGTGGGAGCCGTGATGACGAAGCCGTCGGTTCCCGAGATCGCCGCGATGGCGGAGTTGATGTACGACAGGTCGACTACGCCGTTCTGTCCCGTCGTCGTACCGAGCGGCGAGCCGTACATCGCGAAGATGCCGGAGATCGCCGATGCGATCAGCGCCTTGGTCGCTGCCGAAAAGTTCGACGAGCCCGTGATCGTGAAAGGGACCGCCTGCTGCGTCGGCGCACAGACGTACACAAGCGCCGTTGCCGGCCGCAAGGGATAGATCCAGTTCGCCACCGTCAGCTGATCGCCGGTAGCCTGCGTGCCGCGAGATTCGGCCGTCGCCACACCATTCACGCCCTGCGGAAAACCACCGTTGGCTGCTTCAGCTGCGTCGAACATCGGATAGACGACGACGGTCCCCGCACCGAAGCCCATCGGATTGCACCACGCACGCGTCACGCCGTTGACCTGAAGCGCCCAGCTCACATAGTCCTTTTGTGCCCCGCCTTGCGGTACGTTCTGATACGCGAGCAACATGCGCGAGCGCAGACTGTCATCTGTTTCGACGTCGGCACCACCCGTGAATGCGGTCGATACCGAGCCCGTCGAGTTGATACCAGCGATCGCCGTACCAAGCGTCATCGCGGTGCCCACGGCGCAATTGCCGAACGCGCCCGTCAGTCCGTCGGGATCGGCATTCGCCACGGCGCTAACGGTAACCGTGCCGCCTACAACCGTGGCGGCCGAGGTCGTCGTGTAGCCGACGCCATCACCACGCACGAGCGGCGTACCGCTCGGCAGTGCGATGCCGGTCGTGCCGGAGAACGTCACCTGCCCCGGCGTCGATGCACCAGCCTGCGTCGCCGGCTCGCGAAACACATTCTTCAGCGCGGCCCAGGCTTCGAGAAACTCGTCGCTGGCCGTGAATGGGTTCGACTGCTTCGCGACCCAGTCCGTATAGCCATATTGCAATTGCGCGAGGCCGGCCAGCGCGGAGCCCAGCACATTCAGGCTGGAAAAACGCAGCAGTGGATCGGAGCCCGCGGCGCTGGCCTGCAAATCGGCTGCGACTTGTCCGCGCAGCTGCGTCAATGTCGGTCGTGGATAAGGCATATCAGTTCATCCCCTGCCAGGCCCACGTATAGCGGCCTGTCGTCAATAAGGTGCCGTCCTGCTTGTAGGCAATGATCTGCGCGCCGAGCACGCCGCGGCTGACCCACTGCGTCCGGATGTCGAAACCCGCCACTACGCCGTCGTCGATGAGCCAGCGCAGCGCCTCGGCGATGTAGTCGTAAGCGCGCTGAAGCGTCTCGCGTGTTTGCTTCGCACGACTGAGCAACCAGATGCGCGAACCGATCGGCAAGTCGTCGTCGGCCCACCAGCCGCGCGGATCGTTGGTGCCGTCGGGAATCACATCGTCGGGCTGAGCGATTCGGTCAGTGAACAGACTGATCAGAATCGCGGTCTCGAGATCGTCGCCCGTTGCGAGAACGGGACCGTCCAAGGTCCAATCGCCGCGGCGATGCGCGGCGTCCCATGAAATCGTGATGTCGGCCATGTCCGTGAGTACAAAAAAAGCCCGCATCAAGCGGGCTTGTCATAGATCGGGGGGCCGGCCGCGTCACATCGTCGGACTCGGCGTGCCCGTAGTCGTCGTCCCGTTGCCGGGCTGCACATTCGGCACCGGATGCTCGTGTGCGTCGTAGTCGGCGCGCATGATCTTCATCGTGGCCGAATTGCTGCCGGAGTTGTCCTGGATGTCGCCGCTCGCCGCCACCAGCGGTGCCTGAAAGTTCGCCCCGCCCGGCGCGACGACATTGAACTTGCCGCCGCAGTTCACGGTGAAATCCCCCGAGCAATTGACCGTGACGTTCCTCGCCTGATTGACGACGATGTCCTGCCCCTGCGCCGTCACCACGATGCCGCCCGAGGCCGTCAGATAAATCTGCTTGCCGTCCTGGCTGTAGAGCATCGACTCACCGGCCTTGAGGCCCGTCGGCCGCGACGGCTGATGATTCGTCGCGACGACCGCGCCCACCGACTGGTCGCCGGCCACATGCAGCACCAGGGCGTCGGAGCCGATCGGTGGATTCGAGGTGAATCCGAACTCGGGCACACGCAGTCGGTTGTCGGCCGTCACCAAGCCGCTCATGCGCACCTGCATCTGCTGCACGGGCCCCGAGTCGTCGACGAACGTCACGCGGCCACGTCCGAACAGTCCGCGCACACGCAGGAACAGCCGCTCGATCGCTGTCGAATCCATTAGTTCACCTTCTTATCTTGTCTTCGGGTTGGCGGCTTCTGTGTCGGATCTTGAAGGAATGCCTCGGGCGGCATGATGACGAGCTCGGCGCTCGTGCCATTGTTATCGCGTCGGTACGTCACTTCCGAAATGAGCCATGTCTTGGGCTCGAGCTTCAGACTCGGCAACTCGATCGACACGAGCGTGTTCGGCGTCCACAGCACACCGTTCGCATCGCGCCAGCTGCCGACCGTCACGCTGACCTGCTGCGAGCGCCCCTTGCGGCGCGCCAGCTCCCAGTTCACGCGCTGCTTGGCGACCTGTGCCCCGCCACTCGCGTTCTCCGCGACGATCGCCCGATAGCGAAAACGCGGTACCTCCGGGTCCTTTACCGATGCCTTGACGTTGCCGGCATCGCCAGTCTCCTTCAGCGTGTCGAGGCCGTGATAGACCGCGTCGTAATCGGAAAAACGCGTGTCCATCGTCCACGTCAGCGACGCGGCTTGCACATTCACCCCTTCCTTTAACGTACCAGAAGCCGTTGGCGTCGTACCTGCCGCCTTTGTGCTGCTGCCGCTGCTACCGGTGCTGTTGCCCTCGCCATCGTTACCGCCGTTGCTGCCGCTCGCGAGCACGAGGTTGCCGTTCACGTCGTCGAACAACAGCAGACCTCGATAGCGGCAGACTCGCTCGAGCACGTCGTAGATCGACTCGCCAGGCGAGATGTTCGTCTGCGCGATCGGCTCACCGACGTTCGTGCCGTTGAGCACACTCACTTCCACGCCATATGCCTTGCATAAGAGCTTGGCAATATCGGGCACAGTGAGCTTGGGAAGTTGATGGTTCGTCCAATGCGCCGAGCAGTCGACGATGTCTTGGCACTTGCTGCGCCCCGAAACCGAGATCGTGTGATCGCGTCCGCTATAGGCCGGCTGATAGCGGTCGATGTAGCCGGTCAGCACGAGGTCGTTGCCGAGAAACACCTGGCAAGCGTCACCGGGCTGCACGAGCAGATCGGCTGCGCCCGGGTATAGCTCGGTGAACGAAATGTCGAAACTCGACGGGCAACGCTCGATCCCCCGTTGCACGCGCACGCTCGTCCATCCGCTGATGTTGCGCGAGTTCGTCACGCCGCTATTGCCGGGCGTGCTGGTCCCCACCGTCAAGCGTAGTTCGTCGGTCATGCACTGCTACTCCATGATGAAGACGACGCGCTGACGCGCCGCCCTAACTGGCCAGCGCGTCGAACGTCGTCGGGCAAAATGCCGGGTGAATCGGCTCGATCTGCTGCACGAGACCGGGCTCGCGTGACGGATCGCGATAGATACGCGTCGCCAGCACGAGCGACGGCAGCGAGGCCTGAAAGCTGAACGTCGCGACAGCCGCCAGGTCGGCACCGCGCGAGCCGAGATCGGCCACGACCGCTTGCCGCAGCCCGCGCAGCGCCTGATACGTGTTGTCGTCGCCCGTGTCGCCCGCCGTCGCGATCTCCGTATCGATGAGCGCAAGCGCCGACGACAGCACGGCGGTCGCATCGTCGCGCGAGGACGGCTGGTACGTCGTCAGGGTCACGGCGAGCTGGGCGAGCGCAACGCGGCGAAACAGCGCGGCCGACGCCACTTGCATGTCGGCCATTGCCTCGCCGATCGGGCCCGGCGTCGTGACCGGCGTCGGCGTGTACTGCGCCAGGTTGCTGACCATGCGCACGGCATCGGCCGGATCGTTCGCGGCAGCGGCTACGGCCGACACGAGCGTCTGTGCGGCCGAGCCGAACGTCTCGGCATCGCTCGGGTTGGCCGCAGCCGCCCGCAAGATTGCGCCCGCCGAAATCACGGTATTGCGCGTGGCCGTGGCAGCCCCGAGCAAGTCCGTGACCGTCTTATCGATCTGCGCCGGAAAGTTCGAACCGGCGAAGCCGTTGTTGCCGCCGCCGAAAAGCCGCCCGAAATCGCCTACCAGCGTCGACACCGAGCCGATCACGCGCTTGACGTCATTGACGACCTTCATGGCCCTGTCGTACCAGGCGCGCGCCGTCTGGAGGTTTTTCTGGATGACCTCCGCGCCATACTTGATCTTGTCCTCCGTCTTGCGGACGAAGTCCTGGACGGCGGCCACCCAGGCCCACTTCGCGTGTTCGTGAACGTCATCTTGCTTGGCCGGCGCTGGCTTCGGATACTGCTCTTTACCCGACACGGTCAACGACAGACGGAACGAGAACACGCCGCCCAGGTCGGCGCGCTCTTCGATGTCGATGCTCAGGCATACGACGTTCTCGATCGTGCCGAGCGTCGGGTGCACCAGCTTGGCCGGCCCACCCTTTTCGCACGCGTCCAACAACGCGTTGCGCTGCGCGTTGGCTTGGCCGCCCCCGGTGACCGCATCGTCTTCGACGAGAAAACCCTGTACTTCGAACTGCCGGGCCTTCTTGCCGAGGTCTTCGACCCAGACATCGTCGCGGAACGGGTAGTCGTGCACCGCCGTCTTGCGTCCCGCTGTCGTGCGGACCGATTCGACAGCGAACGGCACGCCCGCGAAGCTGGCCTTCTGCAGCAAATCGCGCCAGGTTTTAGGCGAAAGATCTTGGCCGATCGTGCCGTTGGCGATCGCGTTCGTGAGCCTACCGATGCTGCCCACGACGCTCGTCGTCTCGTTCGCGAGTGCGCCGACCTTGCCTGCGGTGGATATTGCGTTGTCGATGATGTTCACGGCAATCCCCTCATATCGCCGCCCATGGCGTAGTTGATTTTGGTCGGGAAATGCGCGCCCGATGGCGAGCGTGCTTCGACGCGGGTGCCCGCGGGGACGTTGTCGAAGGTCACGCGTAGCGCGACTTCGCCTGCAGGCCGTGCGACCGTAGCCGCCGGAGCGTTGCCGATTGGCCAGGCCGGTGCTGTACCTGACAGCGGCGACTGCACAGGCGCCCCCTGAGGCGCGACAGGACCGAGCGGCCGTCGACCAGTCAACAACAGTCCCGACGGGCCAATGCCGAGCAAGCTCTCATTGAATGCCGCCTCGGCGCCCCCAGTACCTTGCCGCTTCGCGTTGAGCATGTCGCGGTAAGGCTTTGTCGTGCCGAACATCGTTTGGTCCGCGGCATAGCCGGCGTTTGAGTCGGGCGCGAGTTGTCCGGCTTGCGGCTTGCTTGCCGGCGCTTTCCCGTCTTGCGCCTGACTTGCCTTGAGCATCTGCGCAATTTCGTCGTTGGACTTACCGGATGCCTTGGCCAACAGCGCCTGCACAAAATCGCCCAACGGAAGATGAGCCGACGCAGCGAGCCATTGCCCCCCGCGCACGTCGTCGGCTCCCTTCGCGACGTTGGTGTCAGGCAGCCCTGCCCATTTCGCGACTTTCAACGCTCCCCAAGATAGCCCCGCGACAAGTGCTACCGGTGCTAACAACGGCGCCATGGCCGCGATGACCTCCGGCAGCACGGTGGCCGCCAGCGAAGTCAGCATGCCGATCAGCGATGACGCGCCAGCGATCAGGCCGGAAAACGAAATCGCCGGCAGCACAGCGGTCACCAGCGACGTCAAAGCGCCGATCAGCTTCAGCGCACTGGCGATCGGGCCAGCGAACGAAATCGCAGCAATCGCAATAGCGACGCCCTTTGCCCCACCTAAAGCGTTGTACACGCTGCTGGCCATCCCCCCGATCTTGTCCCAGTCGAGGTTCGACATCCAGTTGACGAACTTCTGGACGGCCGTCGCGATCTGGTCTGCGATCTGGGCACGGTTCGCATCGAACCACTGCGCGAGCTTCTTGACGACCGGATCGAGCACCGGCATCAGCGCAAAGCCAATGCGATTGCCGAGATCCTCGACCGACTCGGTGAGCTTGTCGACGTCGTCATTGAAGTCCTTCGCTCGCGCGACCTCCTCCGAAGTCGGCACCAGCCCGCGTCGATACGCCTCCGCCTTGTCTTCGTTCCACGTTCCCTGCTGCATCATCGGCAGCCAATCTGCCGTGCCGGTCTTCTCTGCAGCGTCGCGCTGGTCCACGACGTTCGGCATCCGATGTATCGAAGTCATCAAACGCTGCTGCGTCGTCAGATAGTCGATCGAGCCGTCGCGATTGTGCGCGGTGCGAACATGAAGCTTGCGCATCATGGCGGCGGTCTCCGGTGCTTCGCCGTGCGCCGCTGCGCGAATCGCATCCTGCGACTTCGACATGCCGTCGTCGAACTCCTTCGTCGTCATGCCGGCCGCCTTCGCCGCCGCATGCCACGCTGCCAGCGACTGCGTGTTCATGCCGATCTTGCGTGACGCCAAGTCGAGATCGGCGCTGAATTTACCGAAGTCTTGCGCGAGCTTCGAGAGCCCGGATAGCGAAGTAAAGTCCTTGAGCCCCTCCAGGCCCGGAATCACGCCGACAATCTGCTCGCCCGCCTTCTTCGCGGCTTCGCCTATGCTCTTGAAGCCTTCCTTCAGCTTGTCGAGCCGGCTCGGCGCCTTCTCGCCAAGTTCGGTGACGCTGCCCGAAGCCTTCTCGACCGACCCGGTAATGTCCTCCACCACGCCGGTCACGCTTTCGGCAGCGGCCACCACCCCATCGACGACCGCGTCTAATTCGCCCATGCCGCCACCCCACCATCCATCGTTCGTTTAATAGCGGCGGCATACCGCGCGTACTCCCTGACCTCGCTCCATGTCAGTCGCTTGGTCTCGCTCGGTTGCCACCCCCAGAAGTATTCCGTCGCCTTGACGACGTGCTCCCAGGTTACTGGGAGCCCCCCGCGTTTCCCTCCGGATCGTCCTCGTCCGGCGGCGTGATGAACGCCACGAGGTACTGCTGCGCCTTATAGAAGTCACGCACGCCGACGCGCTCCATCACCGGCAGCGGCACATCCGCCACCGCCGAGATCAGAAACTTCATCGCGTCGACAGCGTTTTCCTTCTGCGTCTTCTTGATGAACTGACTCAGCTGCGAAACGTTCGGCTCGCGCAACACGAGTTCCGTATAGGTCGTCGAGTCGTCGCCACCGCTCATGGTGATCGGCTGGCCCAGTTCGACAACGAGTTCGTCAGGAATGTCTCGCTTGCTCATGCGCCCACCGACACGGTTTGTTCGGACACTTGCGGGCCTTCGAACTTGACTTCGAACTTGGCGTTCTCGGTGTCGACTTCCTTCACTTCAGTGGTGGCCATGTTGCGGCCCGTCACGACCTTGCCGTTCGCGAGCTGCAGCACGACCGTCGCGTTGCGCATCGCGCTGAAGCTGGCGACGCTGAGGCTGGCGGCGTCACGGATCGACAACGTGATCGAGCCCGTGACCGGCGTCTCTTTCCAGCCGTGAAAGCCGTCCTGGCCGATCATGGCCTCGCGCTTGACGGTAGCCGGACTGTATTTAGCACTGCTTTCCAACTGATAGGTCGTACCGTTCACCGATACTTGGGCGATACCGGCAATCAGATTGCTGGACATGCGTAATCTCCGAAATAACGAAAAGGCCGCCCGCAGGCGGCCTCAATGCAATGAATGGCGATCCGGCTTACTGGAGTCGGAACTGAACGAGCGTCGCGAACGTGCGCATCTGGTTGACCGGCGTGCCGGGCCACAGAACGTCGACGCGATTCGGGTTCGTCTGGTTCTTGTTCACGACGAGCGCCTGCGCGAAGGCCGCGCTGTTCTGCACATAACCGGCCGCCTCGCGCTCCTGATACAGCGCAATGATGTCGGCCTGAATCATGGCCGGCGTGACGAGACCCGAATTCGCGGCGGGACGCGTGCCGTTGTTCGCGAGCTTGCAGCGCGCGTACTTCGACGACAGCATCGCCTGCAGCGTACGAATCTCGAGCATCAGCTGGAACATCGTCTCGACTTCGAGGTAGCTGTTGTCGGGCACGCCCTGAGCATTCAACTGATACGTCGTGACGACGTTCTCGGTCAGCACGGTACCGTCCTGCTGCACGAGGAACGTCGAAATGCCGTCGTACAGCAGCGTCTCGCGCTGGTTGGCCAGGAACTGCGACTGAATGGGCGGCGCCAGCACGCCGCGAAGCGGCAGATATTGGAGCGGCACGCCAGGATCGGCACGCACGCTGACCGCTGCCTGTGCACCGAGCGCCGCTGCCCAGAGCCAGCTCGGCGTCGGGCTGCCGGAGAAGCCCATGACCGTCTGATGCTGGTTGTTCTGCGCGAGGCCCAACGTCGTCTGCGCCGCGAACGTACCCGCATAGGCCATGAACACGTGGCCGTACAGCTGCGACGACCAGCTCCACCGGCCCGTCTGGTCGTTGAGGAACTGTTGCAGCGAGGTGAGCGACGCGGCATCGGTGTACGGCGACACGATGAAGTCGAACGTCATGTTGCCCAGATTACCGAGCGCCGTCGCCAGCGACGGATTCGTCGCCCCACCCGACATGGCCGTGATCGTGTAGGTCAGGCCCGCCGGCGTCGATTCGCCGGCCTTCGTGCCGTAGTAGTTGAAGCGGATGTCGATTTCGTTGCCGCACAGGCCCTTGTGCAAGGCCGTCAGCGTGACGGTGTTCGTCGCACCCGTGGCCACCGCAGCGGTTACCGGCATCGTCGGCACGAGCGCAATCGCCGCAGCAACGGCCGTCGCAATCGCAGCCGTCGTTTCGCCGGCCGTGACCGGCACCGTCACGAGCTGGCCCGCGATGTACAGCGACAGCGTGCCGTTGGCCGTCGGCGCTTGCGTGAACGCGATCGAACCGGCTGCCGCCGTTGCACCCGTGGCATCGGCGAGCGGCAGATACCAGACTTCGCCGAAGCTGTCGTTCAGGCGATAAGCCGCCGTCATCGTCGCCAGCATCGAACCCGCGCCGCCTTGCAGCGTCGCATCGCCGACACCGCCCGAGATCAGCGGAACGTTGGGCGTCGCCACGCCTGCGGCCGTGATCTGGCCGATGATCAGCGCGCGCTGATTAGCTTGCGCCGTGTTGGCCTGCGAGTTGTCGAGCTCGAAGAACGAGCCCGGCAGACGCAGGCCGGCCGGCGTGACTTTGAACGGAATCGTACTCATGCGTGATCACCTTCCTTGGCGGGAGCGGCTTCGGTCGTCACGAGAACGACGTCGCCGTCATTGAGAAGCTTGGTCCAGAAAATGTCGCCATCGGGAACGTCGATGCCGTCCACGGACAACAATTGCTTGTCGGCCGGGTTCCTGACGCTCAGGCCCGGCGCAGGTTTGATGCGCATGCTTCACTCCTAAGAAGTGGAGGTTGGAAAACTGATCGAGAAACCGGGTGCGACGGTTCCTGCGGGTTGCTGCACTCCGGCATTGAACCCAGCGAGTGGGGTGCTCGGAATCGGGTAGAAATCGGCCGGACTTTGCGTAAACTCGATCGCGAAATTCATCGTCAACTGAGCCGTCGGCAACGAGCCAGCCGAGCTCGTGGTGAACTGGGAATCCACCGACAGAAACTGCTGAACGCGCTGCCCGCCGTTCGGATCGGCCCACACGGCGGGGTTGTTGATCAGCGCCGTTTCGATCTGCGCCTTGATTTTTTCGGCGGCGGCGAGCGCCACGCCGAGGCCCGCATTGCCCGTCTGCGTGGGCGATTGCGTGCAGGCGATGATCTGCACCATCGTCGTCACGGTGAACAACGGCGCATAGCGGCCCTGCGAGACCTTGCGCTCGCTCGGCGCACTGACCAGCACGACCGGATAGCTGCTCGGCGTACTCGGCCAGTCGAACGGCGAATAGACAGCCGAGCCGGCGTCGGTGGCGCCCGTCAACGCGGCGACGACCGCCTGGCGAATATCGGCGGATGTCGTCATGTCTGGCTCTTTTCAATAGGAGTACGAACGGTATGGCTCATGACGCATATCCCCTCATAGATGTCGATCGGCAGAAGCGTCCATATCGTGACGCCGCACGATTGGCTGCCCCATAACGCAAAAGCCCGCCGTCTTTCGACTGGCGGGCTTTGGTTGGGCGCAACGGCTCGGAAATCAATGTAACCGCGTCGCCCCGATTTCACAACGTATCGATTCTCGATCGCGCCGCGCATGCTCTCATCCTTCAAGCGTTAGAAGCATGCGTTGGCATGTAAACGGAAAAGGCCCACCGTCTTGCGAGCGGTGGGCCATTCGTTTTGCAGATGCAGTGATCCGAGTCGTTACTGTAGCGCAGTGGCTCGCGTCACAGCAAGGTATCCATCCTTACCTCACCACACCGAACGACTGCTCTCATATATAGCGCAAAGCCCGCTGTCTTTCGACAAGCGGGCTTCTTGTAACGCAGCGGCATGAGCAACACTTTAATGAATGATGGCATCGTCAAGCAAGGTACCCATCTCGGCGACGCCCTCCTCTTCGCACATGCGGCAAATGCGGCTCATTCGGCTCACGCCGCGCACACCTGCTCCTGCAGTCGCAACAGGCCGCGGGCAGCGAACATCGGCAGCAGGCGCGCCTTGGCCGCCTGATAAACGGCATGCTGCTCGCCGGCACGCGCGCTGCGCCAGACCGAGCTCCCGCATTCCTTGTTGCGCATACTCACCGAGATGGCCGCACGCGCCTCGATCGGCAACGCATCGACGCACATCTGCACCTGCTCCGATTGACGATCGTCGAGCGTCGCGTAGGCATCTTCCTCGTCGTCTTCGCCGTAGGGCGTTTCATAGCCGCGGCAGGAGCCGTCCTCGGTGTGATAGTAGTGTGCAAGGATCTCCGCCTGCGACTGACGGATTTGCCACCGATACCACATCGACAGCAATGCCTCGATCTGTTCGCTTTGTTCACGCGTCATAGCCGGTCCCTCTCTTAGTGTTCGTATCGATGTGTCGCGTCAAGCTGCCGCTTCGAGCAGCCACGCCTCGTCTTCGCACTCACGCTCGTATTCGCGTTCGCTGCAACCCAGGCGCACCATGTCGAACAAGATCCGTTCCAGTTCGCCGCGCTTGATGGCCGCGGGTGCCCATGTCTTCGCCTTCGCTTCGGGCCGAGCGCGCGGCATGCATTCGACCGAGGGCGGAAACGACTTGCCCGTCAGCGTGAACGTCGACGAATAGTCGCCCTCGCGCTTCACATAGCCGTTGCGCTCGAGCTGCGCGAGCGTCTTCTTGACCGTGACGTAGATGCTGCCGAGCCCCTCCGACACCTGCCGGCGCGTCGCGCCGGGGTGCGCCAGCAAGAACTCGCAGATGCGCCGCGAGCCGAACTGCATGCGATGGTCGACGACGCTCATTGGGCCTCCTTGAGCGGCAGCCCCAGCAGCTGCTGACGGCTCTGCGTCGCGAGATCCTTGCGCGCCGAACGCACGACGAGATGGCCCATATCGAGCAGTTCGCGCACGCGGCCGCACACGCTCGAGAGTTTCAGATGCGTGAGCGACGCGACGTCTTCGCGTGTATACAGCTGGTCGCGGTCGGTAAAGCAGTTCATCACGAGCTGCTGGGTGTAGCACAGCTTCGTGGGCGTCATCGCGTCATGCGCTTCGTATTGCGTCTTCGTCATACGGCGCGAAACGCCGCGGCTGGTGATTTGTTGTTGCACAATGACCTCTCTCTCAAAGGCCGACACCGCACGAATAAGCGCTCAAATCGCGGGGTCGAGTAGGTTCCCGGTCGTCGACTCCATATCGAGACCGTCCTTCATGTTTTTTGATTCGGTGTACTAATTTCATGCCGGGCACATCGAGCAATCAAGCCGACTTGAACGGCGCCTGAATCAGCGTCAGAGCATCGAACGATCCCGCCGCTTCGCGTCGGGTGGCCCGATCGCCGCCTTGACCTCCCACCTCCCCCGCAGGCTGTAGCTGCGGGGGACTCCACGGCGGGCGTTAGAGCGGGTAAGAAGTGCGTCCATGGGTGTATTTAAGCACGCTTACTTTGAACAGTCAAGCATACTTAATTCAAAACAAGTTAAGCTCGCTTAAATGAAGATGTTCGTGGACAGATTGATGGCTGCGGTGGCCGCGTACGAAAGCGCGACCGGGCGCAAGCTACTGAAGAAGGAACTCGCGGAGGCGGCCGGCGTGTCGTCGGCCGCTGTCAGCCTTTGGTACAAGGGCACGACGCAAAGCCTGAAGGCCGATCCGGTCCTGCGTCTGGCCAATTTCCTCGGGGTGCGCGCCGAATGGCTCAGCGAGGGCCGCGGCCCGATGAAGGACGACGAGCTCGCGGACTTCTTCGGCGAACCCACGCCCTACCAAAAGAAATACGAGCGGGCATCGAAAGCGGTCCAGGCCGCCGCCGATGCACTGTTGGACCTGCCTGCAGAAAAACAACGTGAAGCAGTCAACTACATCGAATACCTGGCAAACAAGCGCTGAGCCCCATTTAACCCCTCTGTTTCCGCCCGGCTTTCATCGTCTCGACCAGTCCGCTCTGTTCAACCGCACGGTGGCGGCATTTCCGCTGTCGAGCCGGAGGCAGATGATCTGGGACGGCTTCCTGCGCTTTTCCGACGATCTGGCGCGCTGGCCCGTTACAGGGGAAATCTGGCTTGACGGATCGTTCACGACGAATAAAGTCGACCCTGACGATGCCGACCTCGTCATCCTGTTCGATCGGGAGCCGCTGCTGCAAATGACGCCGCAGGGGCGCGGCGAGCTCAAGAGCTGGCTGAGCAGCAAGCCGTTCCTGAAAGCGAATTATCATTGCGACGTTTATTACATTGCTTCGGAGAACGTAGATCGGTGCGACTACTGGTCTCGTTGGTACGGGCATTGCGAAGATCGAAGGACCCCGAAGGGCATCCCGATCATGAGGATCCATCATGGCTAACGCGCAGGATCTCGAGCGACAACTCGCTGCCGCGCGCGAGCAACTCGAAAACGAACGACAGCGCAGCACCCAAGACGAGCTCGGCGATTTCTTCGTGAGCCCGCTGGCCGCGCACGTCAACGAACTGGAGCGCGCGCTCGCGCGGGCGCGCGCAACCGAACGCGTCGAAGTGTTCCAATGGCGACTGTTCGGCGAGAAGGTCAATCGCGGCAGCATTCCGTTGAAGCTGCTCGCACGGCTGGCCGGCCCGCTCAACGACTGGATCGCCGCTGCCGCCCATCGCAGCCGCTATGGTGCCGACAAGAAGCGCGGCATCGCGCAGGACGTCGCCGACGAGATCGACTTCCGGCTCCAGGGCCTCGCGCCGGGCTCGACGCGCCTTTATTTCACGGGCAACACGCACCCCGATCTGGCGGGCGAATCACTGCTGGCCGATACGCTCATCAAGCAGTTCAAGCTGCTCAACGCGAAGACCCCGGACGAGTTCTACGAGCAGTTGCACGACGTCGGCCTGAAATCGGCCAAGAAGCTCGGCGAACTACTCGATATCCTCGAGGACGAGGGGCTGGCCGTCGAGTTCACGTGGGATGTGCCCGACCGCGATTGGATCTGGCAAGGCCGCGTCGACGAGATCGTGCGCGTGCGCAGCTTGCTGACGGGCGCCGACGACATGCAGTGGTCGCATATTCGCGTGGAAGGCTCCGTGGCGCTGCTCAGCGAGGATGGCCGGCTCGATATCCATGCCGACAGCCTCGGCCGGAAGATCAAGATCAAGTTCACGCCGGCGCAATACCATTTGATCCAGTCGCTACGCATGGCCGATCGTGTCTCGCTCGATGTCGAGGCCGCACGCTATTTCAGTCCCGCCGGGGACGGCATGATCGAAAAGTACTCGCTGATCGGCGTGGCAGGGGGCGATTCGCCCCAGCCGTCGCTGGACCTCGACGACAACGACGAAGATTCGTAG